GCTTCATCAGGCGGCGGATCCCAGCGGTGCGCGTTTGCCCAGTTTGCTCGCAGTACGCATCGAGCGCGGCCAGCATGGCCGTGCTGAGCGTGACGTTGATCTGGTGGCCCTGACCCGTGACAGGACGGCCCCGCTTTTTTCCTACAAATAACTGTTGACTGGTCATGTGATTTGCCCTACAAAAAAAGGGCAGCGCAATCAAGCGCCCCAACCCGAATAGGAGCCCACCATGACTACTCGTTTCGATAACCTCTCTGCCGCCCAGATCATCGACCTGATCGGCGAGTTCGATTGCCAGCGCCGCGCGATTGAAGACAGCCGCGCTGAACTGCGCGCTGAACTTGAGCGCCGTGGCCTCGATGCCGGTCGCGTTGAGGGCGAACAGTTCTACGGCGTGTTCGCCCTGCGCGAGACCAAGACCCTCGACAAGAAGGCCGTCGTTGCCGAGCTTGGGCAGGATTGGGTCGACGCCAACAGCAAGTCCACCGTGGCCGTCGTGTTCACGGTTCACGTCAACAAGGCGGCGCTCGCTCAGAGCGCCTGACCTGCAAGCGCCCGGGTACTGGAGAGCCCGGGCGCTCTTCCTTTTCGCGATCCCCACCTGCTGGGGTGTCGTGGTGGCCCTGACATGCTGGCAGGGTACGCAGCAGGGCTGTCAGACGGAGAGTGAGCCATAACCCCGTCAGCCGGTGGGCACCTTCCTCCTTGGTGCCGCGACCGGCACCCTTGCCCTCTCATTCGCATTGGAGAAGCGAATTGAACATTACCCAGACCATCGAAATCATCACGCCTGCAATCGCCCATCAGATGCTGAAGGCGAACACCCACAACCGCACCGTGTCAGATAACCGTGTGAACCAATACGTCAGCGACCTTGTCTCAGGACGCTGGAGCGTCAACGGAGAAGCCATCAAGATCGCTAGTGACGGAACTTTGCTCGATGGACAGCACCGTCTGCTTGCCGTCATCAAGGCTGATACTCCGCTCACCACCTGCGTGGTGCGCGGGCTCGATATTGACCATCAAAACACCATGGATATTGGACGCACCCGCTCCGTGCGCGATGTGCTTCACATCAACAATGTTCCGAATGCCTCGACCATTTCGTCCATCGCCAACAACATCGTGCGGCTGAAGAAGTCTGCTGAAATTTCAACGTTCCGCTTTAATTCGGTGTCGAACGTCGAGATGCAGGAGTTTATCGAGAAGCATCCTAACATCGTGCATTCGGCAGCGGTCGCAGCAGCCAAGACGGGGAACCCTGTTCCGAAGTCGGTCATTGGCACAATGCATTATCTTGCCAACTATGTGCTCAACTTCGGGGAAGAGTTCGACGCCTTCAACGGCGTTCTTAAGACTGGGATCCCGACATACGATGGTGATGCCGCGTATTACCTGCGCGAGAAGGTTATCCGTCAACGCATGAGCAAGACCGTGTATCGCCCCGGCGATCTTCTCGCCATGTCCATGAATGCTTTCGAGCATTTCGTGAGCAAGAAGCCATGCACGAAGATCTACTCCAAGGACACCATCGCCTTCACTGGCCTCGATCCAGAAAAGATCTGATCATGCTGATCGACCAGATTGCCGACATGATCGCTAAAGAGCACGGCCACCGCCGCGACCTGTGCAACGACAAGTGCCAGTGTCTGCGGCTCGCCTACGACATCGTGGCCGTCACGCAGCAGGCCCATACCGACGACCGCAACCGGCTGACCGAGATGCTCGACCAGCGCACGACCGAATTGCAGCACCTGAAGCGGCTGGTGGGAGAGGAAGCATGACTGACGAACAGCTTTATGAACAGGCCAAGCGTCTCAGCGACGGGCTGATGAACCATCGCTGGCCCGGGTACGAACGCCTCGCGGTCGAGGCCGCGATCATGATCCAGATGCTGGTCACGGAGCACAAGAGGATGGCCGCAGCACTGGAGGCCAAGGATGAGTGACATCGTGGAGAGGTTGCGGCGCGTCAAGCGGCTGCTCGTCGTGACCGACGAGATGGGCTACGACCCGGACGATACGCTTGCCAGTGAAGCCGCCGACGAGATTGAGCGGCTGCGGGGAGCGCTGGTCCGCATCTGCAACTGGTATCCGATCAGCGTGGCGAAACCGCGCGAGACCATCACGGAAATTCAGCAGTTTGCGTTCGCGCAATTGAAGAAGAAGAGAGAATTGTGAGCATCGACCGCTTCCGCAAACATTCGATCCCGCTACACGCCCACCCGCTGGTCAGGAAATTGTTCGCTGAAATGAACAGCCAAGAATTCAGCATTACAAAGCTGCAGGATCGCACCGGCATCAAGAAGGATACGATCATGCGTTGGCGCAGCAAAAACACGCCAAGGATTGGCGATCTGGAAGCCTGCTTTAATGTGCTGGGCAAGACCCTTTACATCGGAAACATGGGGCGGGGAGAGAACGACGATGAATGACGTTTACCGCATGCCGACCACAAGCGACCTGCCCGAAGTTCATGTCCTGTTTCAGGAGGCGAAGCTTCGCGGTATCGGCACCGAGGATCTGGCCAACAAGACCGGCTATAGCCGGGACGCTATCAGCACCCTGCGCCGCCCCCGCAAGGGTGGACAGGGCTTCAACCCGTCGCACCGCATGGTGAGGGACATTGCCGAGTGTCTCGGCTATGAATTTAAGCTGGTGCGAAAAGGCTGGAGAGGGCAAGATGAGAGTAGTGACTGAAGGTCCAACGCTTAGGAGAGAAGCATGACCGCACGTAAACTGACGAAGACCGCCGTGACGACCGAGGAGTTCGAAACGCATTCCGTTCCCTCGGTTGCGGAGATGCCCGATACCGGGCGTCCCTACATCCGCGAGAGCGCGGAGTTCGATGCTTATGTGCTGCGCCAGAAGCGCGCGGCAGAAAAGGAAGTCGAGGCACTTGATGTCGAGATTTCTCGTCTCCAGAGCGAGATCGAGGGCCGGTTGATCCGCAAGCAGGATCTGATGACCATCGTGATCAAGGCCGATCACATCCTGAACATGCAGGACATCACGCCCAACTCGCCCAAGCTGACGGAGCGCACCAATGGCTGACGTGAAGGATCACCTTGACCTGATGCAGGCCAACATCGACATGATGAGGGTCGTGGCAAAGCTGATGCAGTCCGCCGAGGAAGGCGATCACTTCGAATTGGGAAAGCATGGCCCGATCCTGCTCGCCAACTTCACCAACATGATGCTCAGCCTCGCTGACACCATGGAGGAGGGGCTGAAGGACATCGACCTCGCCATCTCGATCAAGGGGCACGAAAAGAAGTGACGCTCATCCGGCATCCGGCTTTATCAAAGCTGCTTGGCAGTGACGCTGCCATCGACGGCGAGCAGACGCTGGAAGCTGTTCGCAAGCGGCGGTGTGAACTGTCGCTTGCCTACTACGTCAAGCAGGCGTGGGCGATCATCGAGCCCGGCCAGCCCTACGTCCATGGCTGGCACATCGACTACATCTGCGCTCATCTGGAGGCCATCACCAACGGCCACGTGCTCGATGACGGCACCCCGTATAACCGGCTTCTGGTTAACGTGCCGCCCGGAACCATGAAGTCGCTGCTCATCGGCGTGTTCTGGCCGTCGTGGGAATGGGGGCCGAAGAACATGCCGCACCTGCGGTATGTCTGCGCTTCTCACTCGCAGGATTTGGCTGTGCGCGACGGCCTCCGCATGCGCCGTCTGGTGCAGTCCGAGTGGTATCAGAAGAACTGGGGCGACCGGGTCACGCTGACCGGCGACCAGAACCAGAAGACCAAGTTCGAAAACACCGCGACCGGGTTCCGGCAGGCAGCAGCCTCGGGCTCGATCACGGGCTCGCGCGGTGATCGGGTGATCATCGACGATCCCTTGTCGGTGGACGATGCCGCGTCGGAAGCCGTGCGCGAGGCGACCAACACATGGTTTCTGGAAGCCGTCCCGACCCGCCTGAACAACCCGAAGACCTCGTCCATCGTCGTGATCATGCAGCGTCTGCACGAGGAGGACGTGTCGGGCATCATCCTCGACAAGGATCTGGGCTACGATCACATCATGCTGCCGATGCGGTATGACCCCGCCCGGGCTATGCCGACCGCTCTGGGATACGAAGACCCGCGCGAGATCGACGGCGAGCTTCTGTTCCCGCAGCGGTTCCCCATCGAGGTGGTAGACCGCGACGAAAAGGCCATGGGTCCGTATGCGACCGCCGGGCAGTTCCAGCAGACCCCGGAACCCCGGGGCGGCGGTATCATCAAGCGCGAATGGTGGCAGTTGTGGGACCACGACATTTACCCGCCGATGGACTATGTGATCGCCAGCCTCGATACCGCCTACACCGAAAAGACCGAGAACGACATGTCGGCGCTGACCGTGTGGGGGATTTTCTCCAGCGACACCATCGCCCAGCCCACGAAGCGCGTGGCCCGCAACGGCACCCTGTACGATGAGGCCATCAATGTGGGCCGATCCTTCGCGGAGCAGCATCCAAAGCTGGTCATGATCAACGCATGGGCCGAGCGCCTGCCTCTTCACGAACTCGTGAACAAGGTGGCGATGACCTGCAAGAAGATGCGGGTGGATCTGCTGCTCATTGAAGGCAAGGCGTCTGGGATCTCGGTGGCGCAGGAGCTTCGGCGGCTCTATGGCGGCGAGGATTTCGGGGTGCAACTGATCAACCCGGGCGCTCAGGACAAGATGGCGCGGCTCTACTCGGTCCAGCACCTGTTCGCGGAGGGCATGATCTTCGCTCCCGACCGGGCTTGGGCCGACCGCGTGATCACCCAGTGCGCGCAATTCCCCCGGGCGAAGCACGACGACCTTGTCGATACCGTGTCTCAGGCGCTGCGGCACCTCAGAACGTCAGGATTGCTGACCCGTTCGTCGGAACACCTCCAGCAGATCGAGGAAAGCAACCGCGTGAAGCCGCAGGTAAGGCCGCTCTACGAGGTTTGATGGCAGGATTTTGCATAATTTGGTCGTCAAACACTGCTTGCGGGGCTTTGACGACAGGAATATGCTCTCAAATATGGGCCTCGGCGCGGTGTCGGGGTCTTTAACCAGTGTCCATGATACCGGTTTGACGTGTTTTTGCCCAAAAGCCACTTGGCGCGCTTTCGAGCGCGCCTTTTTTCTTTGGCGGTGACGTGGTAACGTGCCCGAAATCTCATTCGGGAATGCACAAATGGCTTTGACCCCCGGTCTGTCCCCCTCCCTGCGCCTCGTTGACCCCACCAAGGACGAGGACATCCGCGCTGGCGATGACGAAATCATCGTGGAGGACGCTGACGAGGGCGGCGACACCCCGGAATACGATGAAAAAGGCAATATTCTGAGCATCGAGCACCCCGATGGCTCAATCACGGTGTCGCTGGACGGTACGCCGGTCGAAGAAGCGGCCAATGATGACAATCCCGAGGGCTGGTTCGACAATCTGGCCGACAAAATCGACGACATGGAGCTTGGGCGCATTGCCGAAGACCTGATGCAGGGCGTGGAGGACGATCTCACCAGCCGCACGTCGTGGATCCAAGAGCGCGCCAACGGGCTGCGCCTGCTGGGGCTCAACATCGAACTTCCCGGAACGCAGGGAACGGCTGAAGGCGCTCCTGTAGAGGGTATGAGCCGTGTGCGGCACCCGATGCTGCTGGAAGCCGTGCTGCGCTTTCAGGCCAATGCCCGGTCGGAACTGCTGCCGACCGATGGCCCGGTGAAGATCCGCGAGGACAACAACAACGCCAACCTCAATTCCGACCAGTTGGCGAACGCGCTGGAGCTTGACCTCAACCACTACCTCACCTCGACGGCGACCGAGTACTACCCGGACACCGACCGCATGCTGTTCATGCTGGGCTTTGGTGGCAGCGCCTTCAAGAAGGTCTATTTCTGCCCGCTGCGGCAGCGCCCGGTGTCTGAGAGCGTGGATGCCGATGATCTGATTGTGAACAACGCCGCGACCGATCTAGCGAACGCCAAACGCATCACGCACCGCATCCTGATGAAGCCCAGCACCGTCAAGCGGATGCAAATCCTCGGGGTGTACCGCGACACTGAGCTTTCAACGCCCATGGAGGCGAAGCAGGACAGCGTCCGCGACGAAAAGAAGAACATTCAGGGCATCATGTCGGGCACCATCCGCCCGGATGACCGCGACCGCGAGATCTACGAGATCTACTGCGAACTCGACATCAAGGGGTTCGAGCACAAGCGTAAGGGCAAGGTTACGGGTCTTGAGATCCCGTACCGTGTGACCATCGATGTGTCATCCCGCAAGGTGCTTTCGGTCGTCCGGAACTATGACGAGGACACAAAGGATCTGCCGCAGGCGCGCCAGAACTTTGTGAACTACATCTTCGTGCCCGGCCTCGGCTTCTACGGCATCGGACTGCTCAACATCCTCGGCAACACCACCAACGCGGTGACCGCCGCATGGCGCGAGATGCTGGACGCTGGCATGTTTGCCTCGTTCCCGGGCTTCCTGATGGCTGACACTGGCGCTCGCCAGAATACCAACATCTTCCGGGTGCCCCCGGGCGGTGGCGCGCTGGTGAAGACCGGCGGCATGCCCATCGGGCAGGCCATCATGCCGCTGCCGTACAAAGAACCGTCTCAGGGTCTCATGGCGCTGGTCGAGAACATGGCCCAGACGGGTATGCGGATCGGCGGTACTTCAGAGATGCAGGTGGGCGAGGGTCGCGCCGACGCGCCGGTCGGCACCACGCTCGCCATGATTGAGCAGGCCACCAAAGTGCTTAACGCAGTCCACAAGCGCATGCATGCGGCTCAGGCGGCTGAGTTCACCTTGCTGGTGCGGTGCTTCAAGGAGAACCCGGAAAGCTTTTGGCAGACTAACCGTCGCCCGGCGTTCCCGTGGGACGAGCAGACGTTCTTGCAGGCTCTGGAATATGTCGACGGGCTTCTGGTGCCGCAGGCGGATCCCAACACGGCTAGCCATGCCCAGCGCGTGATGAAGATCATGGCGCTGAAGCAGCTTCAGGCGTCGAACCCGACCATGTACGACCCCATCGCCATCGACAAGGCGGCGTTGCAGGC